GCAGGCCCCCGATTCCCGACGGGGCCGGGGCCGCCCCGGAAACCCTGTGGCCCGGTATCGCCGGGCGGGCCCTGCAAGCCAGCAGGCCCCCGATTCCCGTCGGCACCGCGCTGCCCACGCCCGCCCGGCAACCCGGCAATCCCTCGACTCCCCGCCAATCCCGGCGGGCCCTGCTCCCCCGGCGGGCCAAGGGCTCCGCGCTCCCCGATCGGTCCCATATCGCCGGGCGGCCCCACCGGTCCGGTCGGCCCCGGCACCGCGTTCAACCCCAATGGCCCCGCCAGCCCGGTCTCCACGTGCGATTCAAACGGCTGCACGTCCAGGTAAACCCTCGACTTGTCCGTCTCCAGCCCCGTGAACCGGTCCCCACGCGCCACCACCGGGTTCGTCGCCGGTCCAATCACCTCCAGCGGCCGCCGCCGCACCCGCATCGACTTGATGATCCCGCCAGCGTTCGTAAACACGCCACCAGTCAGGCTTTCCGCCTTGAAGTGCTCCCCCCTCACCGTACGCGGGAACACCCGGCTCCCCGGCATGATCACGCCCGTGGCACCCCAGTTGCTGCCGTTCCAGAGCCGTGCGAACCGTTCCCCGGTATCCTTGCCTTCGCCGTCCACCCGAATCAGCGTCACCACGTCCCCCACCACATTCCCCCCCGGCGTCACCGCGTCCGCAACCGCCGCGCTGAATGTGGCTCCCGTGAACGTCCGCACCACGAAGATGCCAGGGTCTCGACCGATCCCTGCCTTCACCACGGTCAACCGGTCCTCGTAGACGTTCCCGTCGACCGTGACCCGGAACCGGACCTGCGCAGAGTTCGCCGCGGCCGGCATGGCCGTCACCGCATACGCCCGGGTCCCATGGTCATAGGTGACCGTCACTCCCTCCGGAGCGAACACCTGCACCGAATAATCGGCCGCCGCCAGCAGCGCCCGGCCGCGGTAGACCCGAAGCTCGCCCGCCGCACCCGCGTACGACGTCGGCACCCGGTCCCGCCCGACCTCGAGCACCACCACCCTGTCCGTGAAGACGAACCGGAGTGCCCCGATGCTCTGCGGGAGCATCTGAATCAGCACGCTGTCGTAGAGCGCCGTGCCCAGCCGGGCCGTCACCCGCACCCACTTCGAGGTCCCGAACACCGCAACGGTCAGCGCCCGTTTCCGCGCATCGACCGTCACCCCGTCGTCTTTGAACACGTCGGCCAGGTCGATGCTTCTGCCGGCGTCATCGACGGCCGACCACACCACCCCCGACACGTCGGCATCTGGCGGCGCATTGAGCTCAATGACGGCCCGCTGGTCCGCCGGCACGGGCCTGTCGCCGGCGAACGTGAACAAATGGGTATCGGACGTCAGCCTGACTGACGACAGATCCCGCAGATTCGTAATCTGGATGTAGCCGATGGCGCGGCGAACAGCCATCGTTCCGGCCGCCTAGTTGAAGGCGGCGTGCGAGTCCTCGTACGCGATCTCGCAGCCGAACAACCCGGCCCCGCCAGCCACCGCCGGGTCATTGGCTGCCACCGTCAGCGCCGCCTGCTGGCCCCGGTTCCCGGCGACATTCGTGTCGGCATTGTTCGCCCGCACGAACCACTGGTAACCCGAAATGGCGGCCGCCGGCACTTCGGCTCCCTTGAAGAACAGCTTCGCATCCACCGTCACCGTGCTGGTCGCCTGCGAATTGCGCAGGATCGTGCTGCCGCGCGGAATCAGCCGCACCGCCACTTCCGACAGCCCCGCCTCGCCATCGAAGACCAGTGCGACCGACGACACGTCCTCGCGCCCCTGCAGGCTCGCCCGGATCTCCACGTTCCGGCCACTGGTGCCCATCAAGGCGATGAACTCGCGGTGGGGCCCCATGATCGTGACTTCGCGATCGCCGCTCCGCTCGAAGCCGGTGGCCGGATCATCGCCAGAAGCTGGCACGTGCGCGGGCAACGCAGCCCAGTTGTCGCTTGGACTGGCCCGGTACTCCCACGTCACGTCGTCAGTGCCGGGGATGTTCTCAAGCGCGGCCGTCATGATGATGGTGGCGTTCGGCGTCTTCGCCGTCCGGTTCGCTTCGGCGGCGATCATGAACGCCGTCACGATCAACTGCAGCAGGCTGGCGCTCCCGCCCTTCGCCTTCGCCAGCGTGATCGTCCGCGAGGCGCTGACTACGTTGCCGCCGATATTGATCAGGATCGGCACCTCGATCGTCAGCGTGTCGGGGGAACTGTTGCCGCCCTGGAAGAAGCCGGTGTTGCCAGACTTGGTGAGCGTGATGTCCACGTACCTTGGCGTGGCGCCGCTCTCCGGCGTCACCTGGGCCGTGGTGCCGCTGCCCGGCGTGATCTCGCCCAGCTTCCACCGCCCGCTGGCCGTCGGGTTGCCGGACCCGCTTTCGTACCGGTAGCGCGTCGTCTCCACGTAGACCTCGACCCGGCAGTCGAAGGCTGTCCGCGCCGCATCGGCCACCACACCCTCCTGTGTAGCCGGAAAGGTGTGATTCTCGTTGCTCAGGACCAGCGTGATGCCGCCGCGACCGTCCGAGACGTCGCTGATCGTGATGTAGCCCCTGATTCGCCGAACCGCCATCCTTAGATCCCCGAAACCTCGCAGCAGTACTGCCCAAGACTCTCGTCCGTTCGGTCAATAATACATTGGTTCGGACGCTCGGACCGGTTGTCGATCGGCTGGTCCTCCAGGAACCACTGGAACGTGGCTCCCGCCGGCAACGGCTCCACCACCGCACCGTCGTCGGCCAGCAGCGTGGCCTCGAGAATGATGGCGTCCACCGCCCGTAGCGGGTCCATCGGCTGCCCGGGCGGCGGCAGGTTGGAATGATTGATGCGTCGAATCTTCAATTGCATCAGCGCAGGTCCACGTCAATGTCGCAATGAAACACGTCCACCCGGTCGGCATCCAGGTCGGCTGCCGTGATCGTCACGTAGCGCAGGGTCGCAGGACCCCCGGCCGCCGGCACGAATGCCGACCCGTTCTTCTTCCACGCGTACACCAGGACGCTGTGTTGCTCGAGCGTCAGTGCCGAATCGCCACGGAACACGGTAGCCACCAGCGTCTTGGGCTCCCCCATGCCGTTCAGGAACTGCGCGCCGTCCGGGTGGGTCGGCCATTGCAGCGGGTCCGGGTACGGGTCCGGGTTGTCCGGGTCCATGTCCGGCAGGAGGTGCGCCGTGATCTGCACCGTGAGCGGCAGGGCCGTATCATCGATGAGATCCTGCACCTGGTCCCGCAGATCGCTGTGCAGCTGGTCGAAGCCACGCTCGACCCGCCTGAACTCGGAAGCACTCTGCGCCGCTTCGGCCCGCCGGTGCTCCACACCAGCGAACTCGTTTTCGTAATACGGGTTCGGACTCACTGCACAAGTCGTCTGGGTTCGAACTGAATCGTAATCCCGGTGATGATGTGCGGCTCTTCGCCCGCGCCCGACTCCACGCGCCCGGCACCGTAAATCACGGGTGCAATCGTCCGGCCACGGCCGTTGATCCGGGCCTCCGCGCGTCGAATCGCCGTCCCTGACCACAGGAACCGACTCCACTCCACGCGGTCCCAGAGCGAGGCCTGGCCGACCGCCTTGAACGAACCGCGCCCCTGCGGCGTGTTCCGCTCGCTCTGGTCGAAGTCCGCCCCGATCCTGAACTGTGCGCCCTCGATCGTCTCCCCGTACGTGTCCACCTCGAGTGCGATCTTCCGGTAGGCCTTGATCAGCTGCGGGTTGCCGAAATCGTTGAACGGCAGCTGCACGTAGAACGGGATCGTCGTCGTATCGAACAGGTTGCCCCGGTCAAGCTCGTACACGTACCCCGTCGGCGTCCGCTCGTAGGACGTTGCCGTGACGTTGAGGGTGCCGCCCGTGGCGAAAATCCGCTCGCGCCCGTTTTCATCCTCCACGCTCACAGCGTTGTCGAAGACCAGCGTGATGTCGTTGGCCAGCAGGTAGCGCATCAGCGAGCACACGTAGACGAGCGCGCCGCGGCGGTCCCGCATCGCCGTGAGCACCACGACGTCGCCATCGTCGAAGAACACGCGGTACTGGCTCTTGCGCCGCGAGCGCAACGCCATCAAGGGCTGCGCGCCCCGCGCCCGCTTGGTGTCGAGGAACGGACGAATCGCGGCCGACACATCGGCAATCGCCAGATCCCCGAAATCGTCCGTGGCCGAAAGCGAGCGGATTGCCCGATCGTCATAGACCACCGGTTCGTCCAGCAGCTGCGCCGTCCCCGCCATGCAGCCAGCTTCGTCCGAGACCGTGCCCAGGTGCCAGTCCTGTTCCGACGTACCCGTAAGCATCGAGGTCTTGTTCCGCGCGAAGACCAGCAACCGGTCGCGGTAGCCGGCGACGAAGCCGGTGGTCTCGTCGCCCAGCCCGAACTCGGCCGCACCCTCGATCGCGTCGAACAGGAACGGCTCGCCCAGCGACGAGTGCGTGACCCGCCCGCTCGGGTAGCCCAGAAACAGGTGGTTCTGGTGGGCCGCCACGTGGGTCGGGTGCTCGAGCACCGATGTTTCCGTGGGATTGGGAATGACGGGGTAGAAGATCAGCTCGCCGGCCTCTTCCTGGATGGCGAATGCGTGCCCCGTGCCCGAGACCCCATAGAAACCCTCGTAGGTTTTCGTGGCCCTGAAGTTGAAGGTTGTGAACTCGAACCTGGCGGCCCGGGTACCAAGAACGGCAGGAATCCCGTTCGCCACCGGCGGGCCCAGCAACGTGACTTCATCATCGCCGTCCGTCCGCCCAGCCCATATCAGCGTTTCGTTGGCCTGCGGCTGGCCCGTGATGGTGTCCACCAGGAAATACCCCGTGGCACCGTCATCGTCAGCGAAGTCACCCTCGATTCGAACTGTTCGCAAAACCCGAAACGTTGCGTTGCTCGTTTCCCCCGTCACCGTCACGCCATTGCCTGGCGGCGTTCCGGTGGCGGCCCGAAACAGCACCCGGCTTTGCAGTTGCAGTCGCTCCCAGCCCGCCGCCGTCGACCGGTAGACGGCAATCTCCGAAGACGCGAGCAGCTGGCGGAAGGCAATGACGGAACCCCGGTACCGGTACACCGCGATCGGCTTGGCCGGGTCGCCCGGCACTTGCGTGATGGCCGCCCGCCGCGCCGTTCCGTTCTCGGTAGGGTTCAGCGGGTCATACGGCGAGGGGCGTCCATCAAACCGCTCGAAGCCGTCGGAGCGGCGGAAGCCCTCGTCGCGCGGCTCATAGTTGATCATCAGCAGGGCGCCGTACGGCCTTCGGGCGCGCTCGATCTGCGGCGTCACAATGTCCATGCCGCCGCGCATGGGCCAAGCCTCCTGGTCGATCATGCGAGCGGCTGAGTCGGCACCCAGCCAGGGGCCTGGGACCGGAGCAGGGGGGAATAGAACAGCTTGAACTGCTGGACAGCAAACTGGCTGCTGTCCACGGCGGTGTCATACCCGTGCACCATCATCACCGCCCGCCAGACGACAGTTTCGTGGAACTCCTCCGGCAGATCCGGGACGTCGCCGGCATTGACCAGTTCCTGGACCCCGGACTGGTAGCTGCCCTCGATCAAGTACTGGGCGTCGGGGTTCGGGTAGAGGCGCAGCCGCCGGCTCGGGTCAATCGTGTAGCCGTTGGGCTCGCCGCTCGGCGGGGTGCCAGTCCGCTGGCGCTCGCGCCACGTCTGGTAAGCCATGTGCACGATGCGCGCGCCGCCGGTACCGATGTACCACGTGCGGTTGGTGTACCACGTCCGCAGTCCGTTGGGGAATGACTTCGTGGTGCCGTCGGCCTCGAGCATGTCGCCATGCGCGTAGGTGTGCGTGCCGGCCACGGTCTGGAACGTGAACTCCCGGTCCATCCACAGCCAGTCGTCGCGGCCGATCTGGAGCTCGCGCCACGCCTGCTGCACGAAACGAACGACGCGGCCGGGGTGACCGTCCACGTCGATCGCGACCGTGTCAGCAGTGTCGGGGATGTCCTCGCTGTAGCCGGTTCCGGAGTCCTGCAGCACCCGCCGGCAGATCTCCAGGAACTTCATGACTCAGGCTTGGTGGACCGCCGTGTAATCCCGCGAGGCTTCCTCGAGTACCCGGTTGGCCATCATCGACTTGGAGACCGCAACCGCATCGGCGTTCTTCGACGGCGCAATCAGCAACTCGCCCTTCGCCAACGGGGGCGCCCCGTCAACCACCAGCGTCGGCTTGTAGCCGTGGAACGTGTACTTGTACCGCTCCTGCCAGAAGCCGCGCTCGCGGCTGAACTTCCGCAGGGGGCCCGTCTCGTCGGTCGACGGGTAGCGGCGCTCCTTGCAGTTCTTGATGGTCTCGAAGACAAGCTCGCGCGTGCACACGCGGACATTCCGGGGCACGTAGCACGAGATGTCATTGACCGACACGAAGATCGGCTCGATCTGGGCCATGCCCTCGTTTTCGGCATCGCCCTGAACCGTGAACGAGCACCAGCGCTCCTTCTTCAGATCCGTGGGGTCGAAGGGACGGTCCTGGATTTCACGGACCATCTCCTTCGCGACTTCCATGATGCTGGGCGCGCGCAGGATGACGCGGAATCCGGCTGCCTCCGCCTTCTCACGAAGGACGGCAACTTTGTCCTCTTCGCGCACCCCCTCGACCCCGTTGAGGGTCAGGTACTCGAAGATTTCAGCCCGCGTCGCCTTGGCGAGTTCGACCGGCTCGAGGTTGCCCAGTGACATCAGGCAGTCTCGCCCCCGGTGCCGGTGTCGGTACCGGCCATCGGGTCCGTCTGGCCATAACCGTCTGCCGGTGCCCCATCGGTGCCGTCGGCACCGTCGACCCCGTCGACCCCAGCCTCACCTATCGGGCCACGGGCACCCTCGCCTTCCGGCTCGACCTCGAGCCGCTCCAGCCGGATGCCGTGCATCTGCTGGCGGAGCCCCTCCAGGTCGGTCTCGTCCGGCACGTCGAACTCGTGACCGTCGACGAACGAGTCCTCGCCCAGAATCGGGTGGGAGATGAACTGGGCCTTCAGGCCCTTGGGGAGATGAAGTTTCAGCTTCATGGTCCGTTACACCTTGTAGACGCCGCGATCCGACAGGCTCGGCTTGTACTCACCGTCGCTTTCCGTGTCGTACTGGTCGCCGGTGCCGAACGCCGACGGCTTCGACTTGAGGTCCGCGTTCAGCGTAGCTTCCTTGATCCCGAGTTTCGAGCGGAAGCACTCCACCAGCATCTTCGCACCGTTCGCGTTGAACGGAGCGACCCCGGCGGCCATCGTGAAGCCGCGCTCGTCGACCGTAACCAGATCCGACGACAAGACTGAGGCGCCGCTGCCGCTCTTCTGCAGCTTGACCCTCTTGCCGAGTTCCGGCGTCCAGGTCCCGACATCGCCGGTGGCGCTGAGGAAGGTGAACCGGATGACGTCCGGCTGGAACCCGCAGTTGACGTAGTACTCGTCCGACACGTACGCCGACGGGTTCTCCAGCAGGAAGGCGTCGTACTGTTTTTCGGTAGTGGCCATCAGCCTCTCCTACTGCTTGGCGACCAGCTCGACCCGCCGCATCCAACTCTCGTTGAATACCTTGCAGGCCCAGTAGGTCTTCCAGCCGATCGTTCCCCGCTGGCCCAGCGGGTCGCCGCCGCGCGGACGCCCGGGGTTGAGCACCATCGGGCGCACCGCGTCCTCGCCGCGGAGCGCCACGCACCCGTAGGCCTCGCGCCCCAGCGCGATCAGCGGGTAGACGTCCGCTCGGTTGGACGTGTGGTAGAAGTCCTGCAGATTGCTGCCGGACAGGGTGGCGCCGGCACCCTCGAAGTCGGGCAGATCCGGCGACAGCACGTAGCGGTGGTCTTCGAATGACCCGACCTCGTGCGGCGAAATGACGGCCCGCTTCCCGTACTTCTCGACCGTCGTGAAGTGATTGTGCGGGTTCGAATCGTTGTTGCCCTTGAGGTCGCGCACGCTCGACTTCAGGTCCGTGTGGCCGACGCACACGCGCGCCGGCTCGATCGGGTACGTCGCGTAATCCGGCGAGCCGCTCAGCACGCCCGTGAACTTCGCCGCCTTGGTGCGGTCGAGCGCAGCGTTCACCCGGCGCATGATCCTGCCGTTGATGAAGGCCGTCTGGTCCAGCAACCCACGCGCAGTGAAGTTCCCGCCGTAGGTCACCGCCGTGCCGGCGCGAAGCACGTCCCAGGTCAGCAACTCGAGCGTGTGCCCGATCTGCTCGCCCTGGCGCTGCGCCATGTCGTTCAGGACCGCATCCTTCGACGTGTCCTGCACGACATCGGTGATCGTCTGGAAGTCGCCGTACTGCTGCATCTGCACCCGCACGGTGACGTAGCCGAAGTCCCCGCCGTCCGGGGTCACACCTTCGACCAGCGGCGTGGTCGCGGGCGCAATCGGCATCGAGCGCCGCCACTCCATGATCTTGGTCATGTTCTTCGGGAGAACCTTGGTCATCCCGAACCGGTCGAGGATCACGACTGGCAACGCGTGACTCAGCAGTCGGCGCGAGTAGTAACCCGCTGTCGCGTTTCCGATGTCCCCGTAGGTGGCCGGAGCCGTTGCGTAGCTTTCGCCTGCCATGTTGGTGGAACGCTCCTCATGCCTGCTTCCCCACGGAAACGGCAATCAAACTGTCATCGGAGCTCGAATTAAGGTTTGCAGATGGGCTAGCCGATTGCAAGTACGGCGAATCAGGTCCCCTCGAACCACATCAGGCAGGCATACCGCGGAGCGCGCGGCATGAGGACGCGGTGCTGCAATGACGAGGGAAACAGCAGCAGCCGACCCGCAGCGTGCGGGAACTGGAAGACCCGGCCGTCGCCGGCCCGAACCTCCGTCTCGCCCCCGCACGTCATCGGGTTGAGCGAGTTGAGCGCCAGCACCCCGCTCACCACGCGCTCCGGGTACCACGTGTCGTCATCGTGCCAGTCCATCTCCAGCCCGGGCGGCCGGAACACCACGTCCATGTAGTTCAGCGTCAGCGAGCCGTGCGCGATGGCCTCCGCGATCACGGACGCATATTTCTCCACGTATTCGAAGCACTCCCGGACGTCGGGCGAGGCCTCGCTCCGGGGCAGCGTGTGCGAGCCAAGGTGCTTCTTGGACCGCCCCTCGCGGACCGCCGCGGTGACGCCGTGAATCAGGCCAGCG